AGAAGCAACAATGTCTGACTACTATGCAGCGGAATACATCGACAAGCTAGACGAGTTGAAAACAAACATCAACGAGCGTCAAGCTGTTGCACAATCGGCTGCTGCTGCGTTGGGTCGTAAGACTGACGAGCTTATCACAACTGCGATGGACGCAGGTGCAAACGCAACAGCGTTGGGTTCATCTGGTTCTGCCGTAAGCAAAGCAGACATCTTGTCAATCTTTGAAACATTTGGCACAGCCGATGTTCCAGAAGATGGCAACCGTTATCTTGCAATGTCACCTGCTGGTTTTGCTGACTTGTTCAACATTACTGAGTTTGCTTCAAGCGATTTCGTAGGGCCACAAAACCTACCATTTGCTGGCGGCATGACAATGAAAGAGTTTATGGGCTTCAAAGTCTTTTCAACATCTGCAGTATCTGGCGGTAAGAACTTTGCTTACCACACAAGCGCGGTAGGTATTGGTGTGAACTCTGATGTTCAAACCGAAGTTAACTATGTTGCTGAGAAGGTATCACACCTAGCAACATCAATGATGTCAATGGGCGCAGTAGCTATCGATGATAACGGTATCTACGAAGTCCTAGACAACAACTAAGGAGATTAGATCATGGCTTTTGCAGCATCTGGACTAACTCGTGTTGGCGGCGACTCTAATGGTAGCCTATGGATGTACACATCAGCAGACGCAATTGCTGACGTGAACACATCTGGTTACTTCAATGATGCATCCAACATGCTTGATGTTCGTGACTTAATTATTGTTCGTGACACAAATGCTCCGACAACTAGTTTTGTTACCGTTCTATCAAACGCATCTGGTGTAGTAGACGTATCTGACGGTACGGCTGTTGCAGAAACAGATACAGACTAATAGATGGGGGCTTCGGCCCCCTCTTACCTAAAGAGGTTAGTATGTCTTCACCAGCAAACAGTGGCATTGATATTTGTAGTAGAGCTTTAGTTTTGATCGGCGCAGAGCCGATTACATCATTTTCAGATGATACTACTGAGTCTCTTGTTTCTAATAACATGTATGAAGATGTTGCGCGTACAAACCTTACATCTACACGGTGGCGTTTTGCCACAAACCAAGCGCAACTAAACAGGCTTTCCGCAGCACCAACTGGTCGCTTCGATGCAGCCTATCAGTTACCAGATGGTTATCTTTACATCCACGCCATTACGGTAAACGACTTTCAAATTGAATACGACTTGTATGGTGACAAAGCATACTGCGATGCTGATACTCAAGACGTATTGATTGCTGACTACACATTTAGAGCAGATGAAGTAAACTGGCCTTCTTACTTCTGCCTTACTGTTGAATATGCAATGGCAACTGTATTCGCAACATCTGTTGCACGAGACACTGCTTTAGCAAATCAAATGAATACACAGTATGAGCGTATGCTAGCAAAAGCTAGATCGATTGACTCGCAGCAACAAAGTACGCGCAAACTTACTACATCACGGTTTATTACTAATAGGAGAAGCTAAATGCAGCGTTCTCGTATTCCGCTAACAAACTTTCAGTACGGTGAAATCAGTAGCTCACTGTCTTCTAGAACTGACTCTCAAATTTACAATTCTTCTGCGCAAAGCGTTAAGAACTTCTTTCTTATGTCAGAAGGTGGAGTTCAGAAGCGAGGTGGATTTAAAGCACTTCATGACTTTACTGATATTACAGAAGATACATCTGTTTCTCAGCAAGTACGATTAATCCCTTTTAACTTTTCAGATGATGAGAAATACATCATTGCACTGTCTGATGCTAAGTGTGAAATCTTCTACATCAATCCCACTACGTTTGCAGTAACTAGCGCAACATCTCTAACAAGCGATGTAAATTCAAACACGCTTCCTTGGTTGGAAACGCATTTGCATGAGATTACATTTGCGCAAGGTGCTGACATTATGTTCTTGTGCCATGCTAGTTTTAAGCCACAACAAATCGTAAGAACTGGATTGAGTAGCTTTGAGGTTCAGCCATTTGAGTTCCAAGAGCGTGGTGGTGGCGGCAAGATTTATCAACCATACTTTAACTTTCAAGCTGATGATGTAACCCTTGATCCATCTGCTACAACTGGCAGTGGTATTACTCTTACAACAAGCTCTGCTTACTTTGATACTGGTACAGTAACTACAGCAGGGGTTGCTGCGGGTTCATTTGTTACTGACAGCTATTACAAGATTGATACCGTTGGCACCACAGACTTCACAACTATTGGTGCAAACTCTAACACTGTTGGTGAGATATTTAAGGCAACTGGTGCTGGCACTGGTACTGGCACTGCTGATTTAATCACAAAACCAAAGCACATTGATACGCATTTGTACTATCACGATGCGCAGATCAAGATTACGCATGTGAGAACATCAACTGTTGCAGTAGGTGATGTGACCGATGAGCTTGTCACATTTTTAGATTTAGATGCTATTAGAACTATAAATGGTTCTTCAACTATTCAGATCACTATGGTTGATCATGGGATGACAACAGGTGATAGCGTAACTATTCGTAATGCTATTGCTGTTGGCGGCATTTCTGCAAGTAACATTAATGGCACAAGAAGTGTAACTGGTGTTGTTAGTGAGAATGTGTTTGAAGTTACTGCTAGTGGTACAGCAAACGTGACTGAAGATGGTGGTGGTCTTCTTGAGATTGTAAGCCATGCACCTACTAAAAACTGGTATGAGCAATCATATTCAAGTGTTCGTGGATTTCCTCATGCGGTTGGCTTCCATGAAAATAGACTTTGGTTTGGCGGCACTACATTCCAACCTGATACAGTTTGGGCGAGTAAGACTGCGTTGTATTACAACTTTGACTTAGGGACTGGCCTTGCGAATGAAAGTATTGAACTAAACATGAGTATTGGCGAGGTGTCTACCATTAGGCACTTTGTTTCGAATCGTGACATTCACATCTTTACTGATAGTTCTGAGTTCTACATTCCAACCTTCCAGCAGCAACCAATCACACCAGAAAATGTTAGTGTAAAACGTCAAACATCATTTGGTTCTACGTTTGCCAGACCACAGCCTTTCTATGGTGCAAGTTTGTTTATTCAAAGTGGCGGTGGAGCAGTTCGACAGTTTGTCTACAATGATCGTGAAGACGCGTATCAATCAGACCCCATCTCCTTGCTATCACCGCATTTGATTAAGAACCCATTGCAGTCTGCGGTTACAATCAGTGAGGTTGGTGCATCGGATGCCGCTATCTTCTATCTAAATGAGGATGGCACAATAGTTACCTATAACCTAAATCGTGTAGAGAATGTTGCTGGATGGACGCGAATTGAAACAAGTGGAAAGTTTCACAGCATTGTTTCTATCGCAGATCGACTATACGCAGTTCTAAACACTGATATGGGTAGTGGCTCTAATAGCTATGTATTGTGTGAGCTTGATGAGTCATTGAATATGGATTGTTCAAATACATACACTGGCACTGCTGGCGTGTTTAATGTGTCAAACTTCTTCGAGGATGGTGCCACTGTAGACGTTGTTGATGGTGTTAACTATCTTGGCACATTTGATGTTAGCGGTGGCAACATTGATGTGTCGGCAGTTGACGCTACGTTAACTTCTTGTGAAGTTGGATTTAGTTTTGACGTTGAGCTAAAGACAAATCCAATTGATACTGTCCTTGAGATTGGACCTATGACTGGTCGCCCAAGAACATTGGGTAGTGTAATTATCAATCTAACCGATACACTTAATCTATCTGTAAACGGCAATAGAATGATTTTGTTTAGAACAAACACAAACTTTGCCGATGGTCGCAAAGCATTTACTGGAAACAAAGAGTTTAGATTGATTGGATATAGCCGAGAGCCACAAATCACACTGACTCAAACCGCGCCATTGAGCTTGCAAGTTAATGGCCTAGTTGCGGAGGTTACATTCTAATGGCTTTAGAAATGCTACAATTTGCCTTCAGCGCATTTAGCACACTTAAACAATATAGTGCTGAGAAAAAAGCTGCCGCAGAAAAAGAAGAGATTGGTCGGTTAGAGGCTATTCAATATGCAAATGAATTGTTTCTTTCTCGCTCTGAAGCTATGCGCGCAAGTGAACGCCGCGAAGAGGAACAGATTATAAATCAAGCTGATAACGAAGCGTTTCTTCTAGGTAAGCAGTTACGCAGTGATCGATCTGTTAATCGTATTCTTGAAAGTAATCGGCGCAAAGCTGGAAAAGACTCTGAAGAAATTTATAGAGCTAACGAAGTAGTTGCGGCAAAACTTGCGTCACAAGCTGCTATTTCTCGCAAGTTTGGTCAGAACTCTGCTGCTGGTATGAGAGCGCAAGCTTCTGCAAACTTTATATCAAATTTATCTAACTTAGCTGATAATCTTCCTAAGAGTATTGCTGATAAACTAAGTGGCGTAAAACCAACAAGTACTGAAAGTGACGAGTAATGGGTGTTATTAGAGAAAAGCGTACAGCAATTGGGCCAAGACCCGTTGGTGTTATTCGACCTGATACTGGTGCCGTTGATAAATACTCAAGGATAGCTGATGCACAAAGTCAGCTTACTTCACTAGCAATTACTAAGCTTGGCGAAACTGCGATTAAAGAAGCAGAAGCAGAAGCACAAGCTTTAGACTCAGACAAGATTACCTCGATCAATCCAGTAACAGGCAAGCCTGAAGCGTTAGATTTCTTAACTAAGAATGCTTTTCTTGGTGCAAAAGCAAACGCAGCATTTGAACGTGTAGTTAAAGAGCGTTTTCAAAACGAAATTGAGAATGAAATCAAACAACGTGCAGGTGAGATTGCACTAAAGTTTGAGAATGATCCGTACTCTGTTGAAAAGTACGAAGATCAAATGAACTCGTATCTAAAGGATTTGGCTGCAAATTCTGAACAAAATGGGAATGCCACTGAATATACAAACTTCATTGTCACCCAAGGTGCGCAGTATGTAACTGCCACTACGTTGAGCATGATGCAAGAGCGCAAGCGCAGAGAACGTGCAAAGGTAGCATCATCTCATGTCAACCAGAATTTGGCACAAACAAATGACGCATATGAACTTGGTGCTGCGTTAAACTTTAAAAACTTTGACTTAATGCTAAAAGCTGGTGTTGAAAGAAACCAAGACCTTGAAGATTCTAACTTGTTTCAAAGTGGTGCTGCTGTAGCGCATGGCTCTCAAATGCGAGAGCAGTTTGTAAATGGTGTAGTGCAGCAAATGCTGTTTAGCGCAACGCCTCTTCAAAGAGCTAAAATTATTGATGCTTTACAACGAGGAAATAGTGGTAGTCTTCATGCGGGATCAAAAGAAGTTTTTAACAAACTTATCAAGTATGTAGATTCATCTAACAAAGCTGGCGTTTTATCTAATGCAAAACAAGTAAATGCAAATCTTAGAGCTATCCAAGTAGAAAAAGATGCCGCAGATTTAGATGTTATAAAGCAAGCTAAAGTTGGTTTACTTGATGGTTTTATCAATGATGGTGATGCTTTTGCTAGCGGTGCATTTAACTCAATAACTGAAGCATACAATGTTGATGATCCTTCAAAGCTAGAGCTAGCAGTAAAGGATGCCGTTCAGCAAGCGCAGGCCGAGATATTAAGAATTCAAAATGCTAGCGATGAGCTTTTGACCGCTGATCAAAAGCAGTTTTTGGCTAGAGATATTCGCCAAGGAGCCATTGAGCCGCTGCTAGCTATTGCGGTTAGAAGCGATCCTAACAATGCTACCGACCTTGCTTTGGCTATTAATAACAACGATAGTGATGCCTTTGGTAGATTGAATGAGTTTCAAGCTAGTATTGTTGAGGGCTTGAGGTCACCAGACTTCCCAATGACTCGTGATGATGTTGGCTTTGTTGCCTCATTCCTTGCTGGTAGTGTTAATGAAGTTCAACGAAATATAGACAATTACTATGCACGATCTGAGTTTGATAATGGTGTAACAGAGTTCATCAAGAATGAAAAAGCTGGTATTGAAAATGAGCAAGATATTAATGATCTTGTTGATCAAATCAACGCTAGCACAGTGCATACTGGGCCGCAAAAAGATGCTCTTAAAAATCGTTTGCGCTTAGGTTTTGCTTATGCCGAGATGAATAAATTTGATAGACCAACATCGATATCTCTAAATGCTTTGCAGCAATATCTTGCTACTGAAGGTCAACAAGACCTTGGATTAACTGAAACCCAAAAACTTACAGCTGATGAAATCTTGTCATTCATGACAGATGAAAATGAGAATAGAATTCTTAGCGAAGTAGGCTCGCGTCAAGCTAATGCTAGAACACAAGAGCTTGCAGATGAAGCGGCTCAAACAGCTTTTGAAGAAGCCAGACAGCTTGCCATAGAAGCGCGTAGTGGTGGCACTATTAAGACTAAAAAACACAGAGAGCATATTGATGAAGTAGTGTTTCCAAAACTTGGTATCGATATCTTTAGCCCAGATTCAGAAACAGAAGAGCTTTATAGCGTTCTTCGCAATACTATGTCTCAACAATTTGTTGACACATTAAGAGGGATTGTTAGTGGCACTCAGGTAATGGATGAAGGCACTGTTAATGTAATGCTTAATCACTTTGCGCGTATGCGTTATGATGTGGATGTTTCTGGCACAATTAATAGATTTGGTGATTTGTTGACTGGTGAAGAGATGGGCATTCTTGAAGATGCTATTGCCATAAGAAACATGGCTACTGGCACAACAAAACCAATCTCTGAAATTATTGTTGATTTGAAAAATAGAGTTACTACTGATGAGGCAAAAGAAGCTTACAGAGTAGCGTTTCAACAAGATAAGGTTAAAGATTCAGGCAACACACCTGCTTATGATTTTATATATAAAATCACTAATGATGTTAGAATGACAAATGAGCTTGAGCCTATTGTAGAGTACTATGCAAAAACAGGACGGACGCGATCTCAAATTGTTGAGCTTCTAAATGACATCATCGATACAAACTATGCTACATCAGAGTATATAGTTGATCCATCTATGCCACCATCAATGATGACAAAGTCGCGTCATGCTTTGGCATTAGTTTATCCAGACAAAGAAGAGCGTGATGAGTTTCTTCGAATTATTCAAAGCAACTTGCCTCAAGGATTTGTGCTAGCGTCAACAAAAGGTGTTAAAGCAACGCAAGAGTCTCAAGGTATGCAAAGATTTATTGAAGAGACAGTTTCTGGTGAGGCTGGTATTCAGCGCAGAGAAGAAACTAGAGTGTTCTTGGTTCCATATGGGCCTACTCAAGCTCCTCAATATTATACTTATTTTCAAGATAATGAAACGAAAGAGCTTCGCCCACTAATCATTGACGTGCCAAGCCCACGGTCTGCTGAAGATCGCATTCGCTCAAACACATCACAACCTTCATCTGAATTAACATGGCCTATGTTTGATGGACAAACTACAGATGCATGGCGAGAGCGAAAAGCGGCTGAAGAAGAGGCAAAAGCCAAAAAGAAAGTTGAACAAAATCAAGCAACTTTCCAAGAGTTAAATAAAGAAGCTCAGAAAACACCTTTTGGTCGAAGTTTAAGTCGCTCAATCTTAGGAGGCTTATAAATGAAAAATGGGTTAACCGCAGTTCCAACGATTACATTAGGGAGTGGAGCTACAGTAGATACTGGTGGCCCATCTTTTCTTGAAACTGTTGGTGCAACACTTGCTTATCGTTATGACCCATTACTTGATGCTATCGATGAGATAAATCGATTTGGTGTTTACGAAATGCCAGAAGAAGGATTTTCTGCTGCTGATAATATATCGCCAGATTTGCAAGGGTATAAGTCAACTCTTTATAGAGCAACTAGCCAAGATCACCTTACGTTCTTAGAAGAAAACCTTCGTCAATCATTGAGAAATAGAGAAGTATTAAATGAAAGTGGCATGGGTGTTTCATTTGCTGCTGAAATATTTGACCCTATTAACTGGGTGTCAATTCCTCTTGCTAGAGGTTTGAGTACTGGTCGTGCTGCTTTGAAATCTGGTGCTGGTACTGCGGCAATTGTTGCTGGTCAAGAAACTATTCGATATCCACTTGATCCATTATCTACACCTGCTGAAGTTCAATATAGTATTGGTGGTGCATTCTTTTTTGGTGGTGCGCTTGGTGGATTGAGTCGCATTCCAATGACACGCCGAGCGAGAGCAATTCGTGAGGCTGAGGAAGAAACAAAACGTTTGCGTGAAATGATAGACATGGATGATGCAACCATTGCACCAAATGTCTTTACTGATTCATGGCTATATAAGGCAGCTACAACACCAATGAAGCGTGTGCTGCAAGACCCTGATATTCCTGAGAGTGTAAAGGTCACTACACTTGAGATTGCTAATGATGCTGGCATTTTGTTAGCAGGTCACAAGCAGGGTAAAACATTTAAGTCTTCAGTGTATCAAAATACAAAGCTACTCGAAGGTGAGTGGGTTCAGGTATATGATGATCTTGTTTTGGCTTGGGGTGAGTCCACGAAGAAGGGTGTTACCCAAGCCATGGACTACATGTATAAGCGCAAAGACTTTGAAGCATGGCTTTCTAATGTTGACGCTAAGGCAATGAAGGGCTTGAAAGCTGCTGATGAAGCAGAGGCTCGTGCTATGAAAGGAATCAATGATTTTTACGAGCGTTGGGAAAAGCGTTTGCGTGAAGAAGGGTTGATTGGCGATCTTGCTTTCTATGTTAAGGATGTAAAGCGTAGAAAGCGGCGTATTACACAGCTTGAAGAAGCTTTGAGGAAGGCAAGGGATGGCAAGCAAGCTGACGCTATCAATGGTGCTATTCGCAATCACCAAAGAGAGATTGACTCGCATGAGCTTGTTATTGCCGATCTAAAAGATCAACCAGTAGAAATGACAAGAGAGCGTGTGTTCCGTCCTAGATATTGGGATCGTGAGGCTATCAAAGCCAACAGACAAGAGTTTGAAGACACGTTGTTCGATTGGTTTATTAACAATCCAAGCTTTCTTCGTAAGGTAGTTAAAGACCAAAAGGGGAAGATTAAGATTGAAAGCACCAAGTTTTCAACAAAGCCAGAGAATGTAAGAGCGCGTGTAAAAAGCATCACTGATGATCTTCTTGGTCAGAAGGATGTTACTGATCTTGATGTGGCTTATTTTGGTATTGGTGTGTCAAAGCACATGAAGCATCGTGTGATTGATATCCCCAATGAGCGTGTGCTTAAGTTTATTCACACTAATCCTGTGAATGTTATGAAGACTTACACTCAAAAGGTTGGTGCGCGTTACGAGTTCTCTCGTCAGTTTGGGCAAAGAAACATCAATGAGTTGATGGATGATACTCGTATAGAACTTTTATCTAAAGGTGTTTCTCTGCAAAAAACAAATGCAGTAATGAAAGATATGCGTCACTTGTATGAGCGTGTTGCGGGTAGCGTATTGCGTAATCCAGACAGCTTAGACATGAAGACTGCACAGATTCTTAGAGACTTGGCGCAGCTAAACTACCTTGGTTCAGCAGGTATTGCGACAATCACAGAGCCAGCAAAGATTATTATGGAACATGGTCTTGGCCCAACAATGCGTGGCTTGTTTAGCGTACTAAAAGATAGCCAGTTAAAGATGGGTGCTAAAGAACTTCGTATTGCTGGTGAGGCATTAGAGATATTGATGGGTAGCAGTCACATGCGTCTTGTTGATGACCTAACCAACAATCCATTGAAAGCTGACATCTTTGATAAAGCTAAGAACTACTTTTATTTAGCTAATGGTTTGGCACCTATTACGCGTATCTTCAAAGACTTTGATGGCATGATGCGTAGCCATACGTTAATTGATTACTCTGTGCGCATGACCAATGGCAACGCAACAAAGATGGAAATAGAGTATCTAGCGCGTTATGGCATTGATGCTGATGATGCAGCTAAGATTGCTAAAGCACCTTGGCAAAGAGGTGAGTCTGGCCTTTACATTGCAAACACTGAAGCTTGGAAAAACACAGTAGAGTTCCCAGAAACAAAAGCTACAATTATATCTGGCAACACAAACCGCTATGATAAGAATGGCAACTATGTAGCTGCACACTTCAGACCAAACAAGAATGGTGGCACAATCTTTATTGATGAAGACTACATCAAGACAGAGATGTTTGAGAAGAAGTCTTGGAAAAGCCCAAGGGTAAAAGGTGTGATGCCTATTCCTGATGGCATTATCAATACGCCTGATGATCTAGTGCAATTTGTAAAGATGCATGAGATTTATCATTCTTTGTATAGCGCAAAAGATTTAGGCAATACAATCAAGGTTGATGTTTCTAAGTTTGATCCTTCTAAGCCTGAGACTTTGGTAAACATTCCGCATAAAGGAAATCTAAGACGCAGAGCTGCTAGACTTATTGACCAACATGACCTTGTTAAAAGAACTCGTGAAGATATGTCAGCCGAAGATATCGAAAGGCAGATCGAACTAGAGCGCGAATATGACATGGCTGTTGCTGATTTAAAAGATGAAGCAGACAAAGTAAGCGATGTTACAGATGTCCCTGCTAACGAGAATGCAATTAACCAAATGGTTATTGAGCAATTTAAGAAACAGCCTCGCGTAGAAGAAGACACATTGCGCAAGTTTAGAGTGGCACTATCATCGGGTGCAGCAAACACAATCTTAATGGGGACACCTGCTGATAAGCCAATTATTACAGATGGTGTTGCCTACATTCCTCTGAATGTTGCGCGTCAGTTTAGCACAAGCGTAAAGCCTGACAAAAACTACCCAGGCTATGTGCGTGTTGAGAACGGCCTTCTTGGACTTCCGTTCCAGTTCTACAGCTATGCTTTAGCGGCAACAAACAAGATTGCCGCGGCACACGCTCATGGTCAGGTAAAGAGCCAGTTCTTAGGTTTGGCTATCTCTATGGGCTTAGGATACATGGTGCTTGATTACAAAACACCAGACTTTGTTGAGCTTTCATTCCAAGATAAACTGGCACGTTCATTTGACTACTCTGGCACAGCGGCTTTGTACTCAGACTTGTTTTACACAGCAATGACTACAAGCTTGGCACTTGGTGGACCTAATCTTACCAATGGCTTCTTGCAACCACGTTTTCCACAAGAGAAAAATTACATCGATGCAGTGACTGGGCTGGCAGGTGCTGGTCCATCTATTGGCTCTGATTATGTGCGTGGCATGTATGACATTGTTACTGGCAATGTGGGTGAAGGAACTAAAGAAATTGCGCGAAACTTACCATTTGCGCGTATGTGGTTTTGGAAAGGAACGATGAACAACCTGACTCGAATGCTTGAAAATGAGATCGATGATTACGGCGGCTTTGGTCGTTATTAAATAAGATTGAGATTTCTAGTTGTTTTGTGTAAGGTCTGATCAAGAATAGGTGAAACATGGCAATTAACTTAGCAGATAATAACCCTCGTATTTCCTACGCAGTAGCCGCAGGTGCCACTCAAACTTCGTTTGTAGTGCCATTCGAGTTCTTCGATAATGAGGATTTAAATGTTTACGTCGATACTGTTCTCAAGACTCTAACTACAGACTACACTGTCACTGGTGGCGATGGCTCAACTGGCACAGTATCAATCTCTGTCACTGGCATTAGTGGTGGGTCTACTGTTGTTATCACTCGCTCTATTGATCTAGAGCGCACTACAGACTTTCCAGTATCAGGTGCCTTTAATATTTCCTCACTAAATACTGAACTTGATCGTTTGATTGCTATTGCAAGTGACATTGAAGATCAGGTTAGTCGTTCGATTCGTCTTTCTGACTATGATGATGACACTTCTTTTGTGTTGGATTTGCCTGATACTGCAACTCGTGCTGGTAAATATCTTTACTTTAATGCTCTTGATGGTGCGCCAGAGGTTGCATCTATTGGGGCGATTGGCGCAATCACAATTCCTGTGCCGATTACACAAGGCGGTACTGGTGCAACAAGTCTTGCGCAAGCACGAACAAACTTAGGAACCACTGATGAGGCATTAGCCCTCGCAATCGCATTAGGCTAAAGGAGAAAATAAATGGCTAATGATGCTTCAGTAA